GCGTTGCGCCAGACGTTGGTGTTGGCCGCCGCGCTGGCCGCGCCCTATGGCGTGCGCGTGCTGACCGAGATCGACAGCGGTGCGCCGATCACCGAGCACCACGTCCAGGTCGGGGAAACCGTGTTCGAGAGCATCGACCGGCTGATGCGCCTGCGCCATGTGCTGTCCACCGACAACGCCCGGGGCGACCTGGTGTTCATCGATGTCGGCAGCGCCGGCAATGCCACCACCACGCTCGAGTTGGGCCAGAACATCCGGGAGGGGAGTTGCGAACTCGACTTCAAGGCGGTGATGTCCAGCTACGTCGTGAAGGGCCAGCGTGCGGGCAATGACGGCGACTTCGGCGTCATTGCCAACGAGGTCGAAGGCGACGATGACGGCGAGGCCGAGTTCGAAGGCGGGATCTCCGACGCCGGCACGCCGGTGACGGCGAGTCTGACGGATGCGCGTTCCAAGCGCTTTCGGGTGCTGGTGCTCAAGCAAGCCGGCCATGCCGACGCCGGCACCTGCCAGGACCGGGCGCTGTACGAGCGCGCGCACCGGGCCGCCAAGGCGCTCGAAGCCACCTATACGGTCGCTGGCTGGCGCCAGGGTGACGGACAGCTGTGGGTGCCGAACCTGCTGGTACGCGTCCGGGACGACTTGATCGGCTTCGACCAGACCATGGTCATCGCCGAAGCGCATTACCTGCTCGACGACAACGGACTGCGCACGCAATTGCGTGTCGGGCCGCCCGATGGTTACCGCTCCAAGGCGGCCAAGCCGCGCAAGGGCATCAAGCGCGGCGGCGCCGACACCTGGGGAGATGTGGAATGAGGTTCAATCCATGACGGATTTCGCGCGCCTGGTCGCGCCCTATGCGCGCCGCCTGTCCAACATGGTCGCGCGTGGCAGCGTGTCCCTGGTCAACGCGGCGACCAAGATGCAGAGCCTGCAACTGCGCCTGTTGGCCGGCGAGTCCAAGGATGACGTCGAGCATTTCGAGCCGTATGGCTTGACCAGCCATCCCCAGCCCGGCGCCGAATGCGTCGCGCTTTTTCTCGATGGCGACCGCTCGCATGGCGTCGTCGTGTGCGTGGCCGATCGTCGCTATCGGGTCAAGGGCCTGGCGAGCGGCGAAGTCATCTTGCATGACGACCAGGGGCAGTCCGTCTATCTCATGCGCGGCGGCATCAAGCTGACTGACAAGGCGGGATCGACCGTTGTGATGCAAGGTGACGGCAGCGGATCGATGACGTTCGCGGCCGGCCTCACGATCAACGCGAACAGCAAGATCGTCGGCACGCTGGAAGTGACCCAGAACATCACGAGCGACGCCAGCATCACGGCGGCACAGGACGTCGGTGACCAGGGTGGTGTCAAGACGATGGCCGGCATGCGGGAGATCTACAACGGCCACACGCATGCCGGCACCGACAGCCACGGCGACGGCTTCACCACCAACCCGCCGAACCAGCAGGAATAAGCCATGCGCGACACCATGCCGCTGACCGTCACCTTCGACGGCCAGACGACCCCGCTCGGCCTGCTCCAGGACATCGACAACGACAAGGCCCATCCGCTGGTGCGGGCCGTGCTCATCAGTCTCTTCACCTGGCGCCGCGCCAATGCCGACGACACCTTGCCCGACCCGAAGGGGTTTCGCATGGGCTGGTGGGGCGACTCCTACCCGGCGGTGGCCAACGACCGCATCGGCTCACGCCTGTGGCTGCTGGCGCGCGCGAAGCTCACGCTGACCACGGTGCAACGAGCCCAGGACTATGCCGAAGAGGCCCTGCAGTGGCTGATCGACGATGGCGTCGCCGCCCGCATCGCCGTGCGTGCGGAGCGCCAGGGCCTGTCGACGCTGGCCCTGCAATGCACGCTGTTCGCGGCCGATGGCACGGCGAACGCGGTGCTCAGGTTCGACAACCTCTGGAGTCTCTTGAATGTTTAACCGTCCGTCCCTCGCGGACCTGATCAATCGCACGACGAACGACGTGTTTCAACGGCTGCAGCAAGACAACGTGCTGCGCCGCGCCGACGCCCAGGTCTATGCCCGCGTGCTCGCCGGCGTGGCCCATGGCCTGTACGGTTTCATTGAATGGATCAGCCGCCAGATCATCATCGACACCGCCGAAGCCGAGTTCCTGGAGCGCTGGGCCTCCATCTGGGGCGTGCAGCGTCTCGCGGCAACACCCGCCACCGGCACCATCACCTTCACGGTGGCGCCGGGGGCAGCGGACATCCCGGCCGGTACGCTGGTGCAGACGCTCGATGGCACGCAATTCCAGACGACAGCGGACATCACGGTCAGCGGACTCCAGGCCACGACCACCGTCACGGCGGTCGCACCGTCTGCCGCCAGCAACGGCTACGCCGGGCAGACGGCCAATCTGGTCACGCCGGTGCTGGGCGTGCAGACCGCTGCCGTGCTCGGGCTGCTTGCCGGTGGCGGCGACCTCGAGTCCGACGACAGTCTGCGCGAGCGGCTGCTCAACCGCATCCAGCAACCGCCGCAAGGCGGGGACGCCAACGACTACGTGCAATGGACCCTGGCAACGCCCGGCGGCGGCGCCACCCGTGCTTGGGTCGTGGCCGAGCAATTCGGGCAAGGCACGGTGGGCGTCGCCTTCGTCTGCGACGGCAACGGCGCGGGCGCGGCGATCCTTCCCTCGGCCGCGCAGATCGCGGCCGTCGCCGCCTTCATCGACACGGTCCGCCCGGTCACCGCGCATGTGACGGTCTATGCGCCGGTCGCCGTGCCGATCGATTTCGCGATCGAAGGATTGAGCCCGGACACGCTGGCCGTTCAACAGGCCATCACGGCCGAACTCGCCGATCTGCTGGCGCGTGAGGGGCAGCCCGGCGGCACGATCCTGCTGTCGCACATGCGCTCGGCGATTTCCTCTGCGGCCCAGGAATGGGACTACGTGCTGGTTACTCCGGCCGCCAACGTCGTGTTGTCGCCCGGCCAAATCCCGGTCATGGGGAGGGTGGTATGGCAGTGACGCAGCAGGTCAGCCAGCCACTGGCCGCCGCCGACTACCTGGCGTCGCTGCAAAAGCTCCTGCCCTATGGCCCGGCGTGGACCGATGACGCCGACGCGGCCATCACCCGGCTGCTGACGGGCCTCGCGCAGGAACTGGCACGGATCGATGCCAGAAGCTGGCAACTCATCGACGAGGCCGATCCGCGCACCACCAACGAATTGTTTCCCGATTGGCAGCGGGTGGCGGGCTTGCCCGATCCGTGCGTGGTAGCGCTCGGCAGTCAGCAGACGTTTGCGCAGCGACGGGCCACGCTGGTGTCCCGGCTGATCCAGGTCGGCGGCCAGTCTCGCGGTTACTTCATCGCCGTGGCGCGGGCATTGGGCTTCGCCATCTCGATCACTGAAGGCTGGCAGGAAATCGACACCGTCATTTCGCCGGTCAACAACCCGCTGGCCAATAGCAACTGGATTTACACCTGGACGATTCACGTGCCCCTCGGGGACACGCGCAGCACGCTCACCGTCAACGGCCGCGTCTCCGATCCGCTCGCGGCCTGGGGCAACACCTTGCTCGAGTGCGTGATGCGGCGGCTCAAGCCCGCCCACACCACGCTGCTCTTCAGCTACACGTAGGAGATCACATGGACAACCGCGTCTGGGAGGCCAACGCCGCCCAAACACCACCTGCCGTGCCGGCCAATCCGTCGATCGGCTACCCGACCGACGGGAATCCGGCCACCAATACGCCGGCCACCACGCCGGGGGATTACTGGTTCTATCAGGTCAGCGAGGAGATCCGCAATGTCATCCTGGCCGCTGGGCTCGCACCCGACCGCAACGCGCTCAACCAGCTCAGGCAGGCGATCGAGGTCCTGATCAATGCAGCGGTCGCCGCCGCGCTGGCGAACTACCGACCACCGGCGCCAGCTCCCACGCCCACACCGACCCCCGCACCGACCCCGACGCCGACGCCGACGCCGACACCAACACCAACACCAACACCGACACCGACACCAACGCCTACGCCTACGCCAACTCCACCAC